GATCGTAAGAGATAAAGCAACCGAAATGGAAGTGGACGCTCCGCGAGTAATCAATCAACCCGACCCGCGTATTCCAGGAGCCGCATTCTATACTTGGATCGCGGAAGATTTACTTTTCGCGGGTTACGGTTACGCAAGAATTACGGAATTGTTCGCCGATACGTTCCGCGTTAGATCAATGGAAAGAATTTCTCCCGATCGTGTAACTATTGAAACGAATTCTCTTGGAACTGAAATCGAATACTATTTAATAGATGGTTTTGCCGCCCCCACGCAAGGAACAGGCTCTCTCGTAGTTTTCTACGGTAACGATGAAGGATTACTTCGCAGAGCTGGTCGCACAATTCGCGCGGGCGCTGAATTAGAAAGAGCCGCGGCGATGTATGCGGCTGAGCCAGTTCCTACAATGGTATTAAAATCAAATGGAACTTCATTACCCGCTGACCGTATAGCAAAACTTTTAGAATCGTGGGGAAGTGCTAGACGCAATCGCGGAACGGCATTCTTAAACGCCGACGTTACGTTAGAAACTTTAGGATTTGATCCAGAAAAACTTCAATTAAATCAAGCGAGAAGCTACGTCGCCACCGAATTAGCCAGAGCAATCGGAATCCCGGCTTATTACGTTGACGCCGAATCTGGATCATCGATGACGTACTCAAACGCTTCAACCGCCAGACAATCTCTCGTCGATTTCTCTTTACTTCCAATTATGAAACAAGTCGAGTCCAGACTTTCAATGAGTGATTTCGTTCCAGCAACGCAAGAAGTTAGATTTAATTTAGACGAATACTTACGCGGATCAGCTTTAGAACGCGCACAGATTTACGATATCTATAACCGAATCGGTGTATTAAGCGCCGAGGAAATCCGACGAATGGAAGAGATGGTCAGATGAAGCTAACCGTACCGATTACATTAACAGCGACAGATTCAATCGCTCGCACAATTACTGGACGCGTATTAACTTGGTCAGAACAAGGTCGCACGTCCGCGGGATTAACTTCATTCATGGCGGATTCAATTAAACCGAAAGCCGTAAAATTAAATCTCGAACACGATCTAACACGTCCAATCGGTCGCGTCGTCGAAATGGTATCAACTCCAGAAGGCTTAAATGCGACGTTCAAAATCGCGGAGACGACTGCTGGAACAGACGCTCTCATAGAAGCCGCTAGTGGTCTCCGCGACGGTTTTAGTGTCGGAGTAAAAGTAGATCAATGGAAAAACGTTGACGGTGTTTTAGTTATTGAACAAGGTTCACTCGAAGAGGTCAGTTTAGTAACTGATCCAGCCATAAAGTCCGCGATGGTCTCAGATGTAGCGGCGTCCGAAAATTCTGAATCTGAAACAAAAGAATCAGAGGCAGAAAATCCAACAACAACCCAACAAGAAGGAGACGAAGTGGAAACCACTCCGACCGTTCCAGAAGCTTCCGCCGAAACGGTTGAAGCCGCTCAGTCAGTACAGGCAACAAATAAACCCGTTTTCTATACTAAGCCACGCTTAGAATTTACAGGCGCTAAATATCTCGAAAACAAAATCCAAGCCGCACTCGGTTCCGAAGACGCTCGCCAATATGTAATCGCGGCGGACAACAACACCACCGATTCCGCTGGACTTGTTCCAACACGTCAACTGCTCGAAGTAATCAACGGACTATCTAACACAATCCGTCCAAGCATTGACGCAATTTCTCGCGGTACTCTGCCAGATGCAGGAATGACCTTTGAAATTCCGAAGATTACGGTTGCGCCAACTGCGGGGCAAAATAACGAAGGAGCCGCGTTCTCTGATACAAATATGGAAAGCGCTTTCGTCTCGGTTCCAGTTAAGAAGTTCGCTTCTCAACAAAATTTCACGGTGGAATTGTTGACGCGCACTAGCCCGCTTTTCTATGACGAGCTTCTTCGTAATATGGCGGCGGCTATGGCTAAGACACAGAATGCTTATGTAAATGGCATTCTTGTTGCTAATGCTACTTCCGATCCCACTACACTTTCCGCAGTTCCAACAGCGGCGGAATTGTTAGCTTATGTTTCACGCGGAGCCGCTTCCGTTTACACAAACACCCAACGCTTCGCCCGTAATATCATTATGGGTTCTGGTCAATGGGCGAACACAATGTCATTAAATGACAGCGGACGTCCGATTTATATCGCTTCTCAGCCACAAAACGCTGGCGGCGCACTTCGTCCAGATTCGCTTCGTGGAAATGTCGCGGGGCTTGATCTCTTCGCCGATTTTGCTTCGCCAGCCGCCGACGCTGACGGTTCAATGATCATCGTTGATCCAGAGGCATATACATGGTACGAAGGTCAGTCGTATCAATTACGCGCCGAATCAAGCGCCGATGGTTCAGTCAACGTCGGAATGTATTCATTCGGAGCTTGCGCCATCAAGATCGCCGCTGGCGCTTTCCGTAACAATAAGTAAAAACTAATCATCGGTGGAAGTCGCTCCCGATTTCCACCGAGCCGAAGTGAGAGGACGAAGAGATGGCAATTATTTCCGCCGCACAATTAAGGCAAGTACTCGGCGTCTCTTCGTCTCTCTACTCGGACGCTTATCTCGATGAAATAATCGGATCAGCCGAACAAGTAATTCTCCCGCTATTAACCGCAAATCAAGCCGCGGTCGCCGAAGTTTATTTGACCGATAATGTTGCTTATTATGTAACGCAACGTGCGCACGGTTTCGTTGAAGGTCAATCCGTCGTCTGCTCTGGAATCGTGCCATCGACTTTTAATGGAACAGTAACAATTACCACGGATTCACAAAGCAACCCATATATTTTCTCCGCCGCAAAAACAAACGCCGACATAATTCGCCGCGGTGTAATTCCAGCGGGAGTCGCTTACTTATCAGGAGCCGACGCCGCAACACTTTACGCGAACACCGACGCGGTCGAATCCGCGATGTTAATTGTTAGCGTTGAAATCTTTCAATCCATTACGGCTCCAGGTGGACAAATTGAAGGCGTTGATTTTCAGCCATCACCGTTCCGCATGGGTAGATCACTCCAAAATCGTGTAATTGGTTTATTAGGAAATTTCGTCGATGTCGAAATTATGGCTCAATAAATGCCGACTCCAACTTCGATAAAGGTCAACGTTCGCGATGTACTGGCGAGCGCTTTAAGCGGTGTCGCCGCTTCGGTTTACGCTTCGGTTCCAGAAGCCGTCATTCCGCCAGCTTGTATCGTAATTCCTGGAACGCCGTATCTTGAAAGCACTTTGATAAATGGATCAGTAACAAAAGTTAAAATTAATTTTACAGTTACCGCCGCGGTTGCGTACAACTCCAACGCTGGCGCTCTCGATAATTTAGAGCAACTAATAATAAGCATTCTCGGCGCTATGCCGTCGGGATACGTCGTCGGGAATGTAGATCGCCCCGCGATTACTTCGGTCGGTGCTAGTAATTTACTAGTAGCGGATTTAGACGTTTCGACCTACTACACACAACAGACAATCTAAGGAGCAACAATGGCAACCACAATCGTAACGGGTCGCGATATTACATTCACGATCGATTCCGACAACTTCGACGCACAAGCAACTTCGGCGATTCTGACTCTAGAATCAACGATTCAGACTTATCAAACGCTAGACGGTAAGGCGTATTACACGACGGATTCGCAAGGAACTTTCGATGTCGAAATGTTAGCCGACTGGGGCGTCGCAAATTCTCTCTGTGAAGCTCTATGGACTGCCGCCGCTAGTGCGCCACAAACCGCACTCGCTTGCGTTCTAGTCTCTAAGACTGGCGCTTCTTTCGCTTTCACAGTTCAACCAATCTTCCCAACAGCGGGCGGAGCGGCTCCAGACGCGCAGACTGTCTCGCTTTCGTTCACTTGCGTAACTACTCCAGTATTAACAATTAGTTAATCTAAGGAATCGGGAGCAAAAATGAGACTAGAAATAAAAATTTTATATCAGGACGGACAAGAGGAGACCTATACCGCCGCTCCGCCAGAGTGGGCGAAATGGGAGAATAAGACTGGATTCACGATCCAACAGGTATCCGAGAAAATCGGAATCTCTGATTTCTTATTCCTTGCCTATCACGCCATGAAGCGAGAGGCGGCTGGGAAGCCAGTTAAGCCGTTCGATATATGGTGCGAGACGGTGGCAGACGTAGAAGCCGCTCCGTCAAACCCAAAAGTTACGCCGTCGGAAGTATGAATCGAATTCTCGTCGAACTAGCAATAGCGACGGGAATCCCGATGGAGTACTGGAAAGACGGCGAATCGATATTGACGGCGATCGAGATACTGGAGAAGCGAAATGGCAAGTGAAGGAATCGCTTTCGATAAGAGCGAACTTCGCGGCGTCATGACCGCATTCAAAGCGATGGAAGAAGAAGGCGTTAAAGAAGCAAAAGATAAATCTGGAGCGCTTGCCGAATATGCTCAAAAGAATATCTCTCAATCGGCTTCGTCTCTTCAATCTTCTAAAGTAGCTTCTCGAATTGCCGACGGTTCCAGAATAAGCAAGTCATCAAAAGTCGGAGAATTATCATACGGATTCGTAGCTCAGAAATTCTCTGGCGGCGGTACCACTCGCGATCTCTGGGGCGGCTCCGAATTCGGATCAAATAAATTCAAACAATTTCCAGTCTGGTCGGGAAGCGAAGGTCGCGGCTCGAAAGGTTGGTTTATCTATCCAACACTTCGCAGAATTCAACCTTATATCGTGAGCGAATGGACTAAGGCTTTCGATCAAATAATAAAGAAGTGGACTTAATATGGCAGACAGTAGAACGCTAAAGTTATCGATTCTCGCTGACATAGATAATCTCAAAAAGAATCTCAACGCGGGATCAAATGAAGTCGAAGGCTTCGGGTCTAAATTAGGCGACTTCTCTAAAAAGGCTGGCTTAGCATTCGCCGCCGCTGGAGCCGCCGCCGCGGTCTATGCTGGAAAACTTCTAATCGATGGCGTTAAGTCAGCGATAGAAGATGAAGCCGCGCAAGCCAAGCTCGCAACGACTCTAAAGAATGTCGCTGGCGCTTCGGATTCGGTCGTCGCTTCTACGGAAGCCTATATTCTCAAAACTTCGCTCGCGACTGGAATAACCGATGATCAACTCCGCCCCAGTTTAGATCGCTTAGTCCGATCAACTAATGACGTCGCAGAAGCGCAACGCTTACAATCGCTCGCTCTCGATATATCGGCAGGAACTGGAAAATCTCTTGAAGCCGTATCGATGGCACTATCGAAAGCCTACGATGGAAACGCCGCTGGGCTAACAAAAATCGGTGTCGGATTATCAGCCGCCGAATTAAAATCGATGACATTCCAAGAAGTAACTAAAGCTCTTTCAATTACTTTCGAAGGTCAAGCCGCCGTCGCGGCGGAGACTTTTCAAGGCAAAATGGATCGGCTTAATGTTGCCATAAATGAAGGTAAAGAGACGGTCGGCTCGTTCGTACTCGACGCGATTACTCCGTTGATCGATGGAATCGTTAATAACGTCGCTCCCGCAATAGGCGAGTGGGCAACAAAAGTCGGAGAAGAATTACAGCCAGTTATTATCGTGTTTGGAGATTATGTAACAGAGACGTTAATTCCAGCGATTAAAGCACTATGGGCTTTCTTAAACGATTATTTGATTCCGATATACAAAAACGTATTCGTTCCAGCAATTCAAGGCGCGGTCGCGGCTCTTAACACTATTAAAAAGGCTTTTTCAGATAATTCGGAAGAATTACAGCCATTCTATGACGCACTTAAAAAGGTCGCCAATTTCGTTCGAGACGTTGCCGCGCCTATTTTAGGCGGTGCTTTCAAAACAAGTCTTTCACTAATTGCGGGAATAATAAGTGGTCTAGTCAATGGCTTCGCGGATTTAGTCGGTTTCATAAATGGAGCAGTTTCGGCGATGAATAAACTCATCAGTCTAATTAAAAATAATCCAATCGTCTCTGGAATTAGCGGAGCTATCTCATCGGTATTCGGTGGCGGGAAAGCGGCTGGCGGAATGGTCGCGGGCGGTACTCCATACGTCGTCGGCGAAAAAGGCGCGGAACTATTCGTTCCACAAACTAGCGGAACTATAATCCCGAATAACCGTCTCGGCGGTGGCAATAATACGGTGATTAACTTGAACGTCTCTGGCGCTATTGATCCAGAAGGTACAGCCCGAACGATTATCAATACCTTAAACAATTCGTTTTACCGCGGCACACTCGG